AAGGCGCTGGTGGATCTGGTATAGTTATATTAAGATATAAATATCAAAATTAATTATGAGTACAGTTAAAGTAAATAAAATAGATAAAAGAACAGGAAGCACACTAGAATTAGGTGGACCAGGCACAGCAGTAACTTTAGCTTGTGGTGCTACACAAACTGGATTTGGTAGAACAGGAACAGTTGACTGGTGTACGACTGCCAAGACTTCACCTTTCACTGCGGTTAGTGGTGATGGATTTTTTGTAAACACAACAGGTGGTGCAATAACAGTAACTCTACCATCTTCACCATCTGCTGGTGATATCATAGCACTTAAAGATTACGCTAACACTTGGGATTCTAATGCAGTTACATTATGTAGAAATGGTTCAAAAATTAATGGGGCTTGTAATAATGCAGACTTAAATACAGAATCACAATCAGTAACTTTAATTTACGTAGATGGTACAAAAGGTTGGCAAGATATACAAGATTCAACATCAAATATAACTGGAGCTCCTCAATATATTGTAGCGACTGGTGGAAACGCTGTGGTTACCTGTGGTAATTTTAAAATGCATATATTTACAGGAAGTTCAAATTTTGTAGTTGATACAGCACCAACACCAGGAAACAATACTGTAGATTATTTTGTAGTAGCTGGCGGCGGTGGTGGTGGTGGAGATTATGGCGGTGGTGGCGGAGGCGGTGGCTTCAGAGGTTCATCATCTACTTATACAGATAATAATCCATTAATTGCTTGTGTTGCTGGATTACCTATTTCAGCTTCAACAAGTTATCCAATACAAGTTGGTGGTGGTGGTGCTGCTGGCTCTGGTCAACCAGGTGGATCGATTGGAATAAATGGAACACCTTCAATATTTTCAAGTATCACATCAGCAGGTGGTGGTGGTGGTGCAACCGAACAAAGCAACCCTAGCCCATATGGAACTGCACACGGAGGTCCTGGTGGTTCAGGTGGAGGAGCAAGTTATTATCCAGGCGAACCTGCTGCATTAAGAGGAGATGGTAATACACCTCCGACAAGTCCAGCACAAGGCAATGATGGAGGATCAGGATCTACACCAACTGGTTCATCGACAGGTGGTGGAGGCGGTGCTGGAGCAGCTGGAGGTGGAGGGAATAATTCACCCGCAACTGGAGGAAATGGTGGTATAGGATCATATTCAAAAATTTTAGGTAGCACTCCAACAGCACCTTCATATGGAACACCTGGTCCAGAATCAGGCGGAAGATATTTTGCTGCTGGTGGAGCTGGAAATGGTAGTAGTGGAACAAGTCCAGCACAACCAGCTGTAGGTGGAGGTGGTCCTGCTGGTGCTGCTGGAACAACTAATACAGGTGGCGGTGGTGGAGGAGGATTTCCTGACCCTGTGGGTGGTGGAGCTGGAGGCAGTGGAATAGTAATAGTAAGATACAGATTTCAATAGTTGAAATAGGTTAATAATTAATATATAAGGAGAACATTATGGCACATTACGCAAAACTAGGAGCAAACAATAAAGTTATAGCAGTTCATGTTGTAGCTGATAAAGATTGTCAAAATGCTGATGGTGTTGAAGATGAAGAAGTAGGAAGACAGTTCTTGGAAAGAATCCATAGCTGGCCTCTTTGGAAAAAAACATCTTACAATACAGCAGGTGGACAACACAAATTAGGCGGAACACCTTTAAGAGGTAACTACGCAGGAATAGGTATGACTTATGATGAAGATAATGATATTTTCATTGATAAGAAACCTTATGCTAGTTGGACATTAAATGTTGCAGAAGCAAGATGGCAATCACCAGCAGGTGATGCTCCTGCTTTAACAGCAGAACAAACTTCACAAAACGAAGCTGGAACTCACAGATGGTCATACAACTGGAATGAGTCTGGTCAATCTTGGGATATAGAAAATAGCTTAGCTTAATTTATGCAGAAGGTGGTACTGTCGGAGATTAGTTTAATTCATGGTTCTGTTGCTATGCCGAAAGGCTTTGAGATAGACAGAGATCAAATCAGAAACGACATAATAGAATCCTACGTCAAAAAAAATAGAATAAACGACAATCCAAAAGCATATTCTTTTGACGATTATGCTGTGCCTTTTTCACAACCTTTACAATGGATGCAAGACTACCTAAGAGATCATGTTAGAGTAGAACATGGTTTTACTTTAGTTTATAAAAGTATGTTTGGTAATGTTATGCACCCTAAAGAAAAATCTTGGACAAGAAATCAAGTTGAACCTGTTGATTTACGTAACTCACCTGACTACACAGTTATTTATGGTGTTGATGTTAAAGAAGGTTCTTCTGAATGTATTATTGAATATGATGATAATAGAAGAAAAAATAGAACCTGGCATCTACCTATAAAAAATAATGAGTTTATAATGTTTCCAGCTACTAATAAATATTCTTTTTCACCTAATACTTCTAATGGTTTAAATATAATTCTAACTTTAAATTATGAATTTATCTAATTATTATTGGTACTTTGAATCTGCAATACCACCAAGAATTTGCGATTTAATTGTTAAGTATGGTAAGGCAGAAAAGAACAGAGAGATTATGGCTATTACAGGTGGTTATGGTAGGGATAGAGATTTAAATAAACAACCTCTTACCAAAGAAGAAGTAAAAGATTTACAAAAAAAAAGAAATTCAAATATTGTTTGGATGAACGATAGATGGATCTACAAAGAAATACAACCTTATATACATCAAGCAAATCAAAATGCAGGTTGGAATTTTAATTGGGATCATTCAGAGTCTTGTCAGTTTACTATATATAAGAAAGGACAATACTATGATTGGCATTGTGATAGTTGGGATAAACCTTATATGGAAGAAGGTCCAACTAAAGGTAAAATAAGAAAATTATCTGTAACTGTAACTTTGACAGACCCTAAAGAATATAAAGGTGGTGAACTAGAATTTGATCTAAGAAACTTAGATCCTGATAAGAAACCTAACTTAAGAAGTTGTACTGAAATATTACCTAAAGGTTCTTTAGTTGTATTTCCTTCTTTTGTTTGGCATAGAGTTAAACCAGTAACAAAAGGAGAAAGGAATAGTTTAGTCATTTGGAATCTTGGCTATCCATTTAAATAATATGAATAATATAAAACAAGGCGGAAGTAATAAACAAAACAAAAACCATGTAGATTTTAAATCTGCATTTTATTTTCAAACACCAGTATGGATCGCAGAAGCTCCAATGTTTCTTAAAAATGCAATCAAGGTAACAGACAAATACATTAAGAAAGCTGATAAACTTCTTAAAGATAAATTAAAAAATGAACCTAAATGGAAAAAAGATATAGGTACATTTGGTTTATCAAAACATAGTGAAAGTTTTTCAAATGATCCTAAAGTAAAAGACTTAGTTCAATTTATAGGTCAACGATCTTATGAGTTTTTAGATTGGCAAGGATTTAATTTACAAAACCACAGCTTACACTTTACAGAATTTTGGGTGCAAGAATTTAGTGAAAAAGGTGGTGGTCATCATTCTACACATCAACATTGGAATCAACACGTATCAGGATTTTATTTTTTAAAGTGTAGTGAAAAAACATCTTATCCTATCTTTCACGAACCAAGACCGGGTGCAGAGATGACAAAGTTACCTTTAAAAAATCAATCACAAATTACAATGGGTACAAATCAAGTACATTACAAACCTAATCCAGGAACAATGATTATATTTCCAGGTTATGTTCCTCACGAGTTTGCAGTTGATGCAGGATTAGATCCATTTAGATTTATACATTGGAATATTAAAGTTGTTGAAACAGCAATATCAAAAGAAAAGAGTATTAAATGAGCTTTAAAAAAAATAAATATATAGTTATTAAAGAAGCTGTACCAAAAGATATAGCTGAATTTGTTTACAATTACTTTTTACTTAAAAGAACTGTTGCAAGAACTTTATTTGATAAAAGGTATATATCGCAATTTACAGAAGAGTGGGGAACTTGGAATGATTCTCAAGTACCAAACACTTATTCTCATTATGCAGATATAGCTATGGAAACTTTGCTTATGAGAACTTTACCCATTATGGAAAAGAAAACAGGACTTAAATTAAATCCAACTTATTCATATGCTAGAATATATAAACCAGGTGATGTCTTGAAAAGACACAAAGATAGATTTAGTTGTGAAATATCTACAACCTTAAATCTAGGAGGAGACCCTTGGCCAATACATTTAGAACCAAAGAAAAATGTAGGCATACCAGACGGTAAAAAATTAACAGCCTCTAGTAATAATAAAGGTATTTTAGTTAATTTAAAACCAGGAGATATGCTAGTTTATAGAGGTATGGAGCTAGAACATTGGAGAG